GTGTTCTATGGTCCGTTGATGTCTGTTGAGCAATACACCCAGTGCATCGCCCGTGCTGATCGTAAGGGACAGAACTCAGACAAAGTTACTGTGGTGCACATTCAAGGTAGTCCGATTGAACGCAAAATGTTTAAAGCTTTGCAAGACAAAGTGACAGACCACTCGTTGCTTACGCAGTTGTTCACCACCGAAATAAATTCTTGAAAGGGGGTTGCGTCCAAATTAAAATCGCAGTAATCTGTCAAACCCTAGACAAAAAATACCGGAGAAGCAAATGTCAGACGAGATGATTCCGCTAGATAAACTTGCGAAGATATATCGCAAGATCAAAACGGAGATCGATACGCTGACGCAAGAGTACGACACCAAGTTGGAACAACTCAAAGCGCAGCAAGACGAACTCCGATTCGCAATGAAAGATCAGATGAGAGCGTTGGGTGTCTCATCTGTTCGCACCCCCTTCGGCACCGTGTCAATGATTCACAAGACGCGCTACAGCACCGACGACTGGGACTCGTTCAAGAAGTTTATTGTCGAGCACGATGTTGTTGACCTGTTGGAAAAGCGCGTTGCGCAAACCAATATGGCACGGTTTCTCGAAGAAAATCCGGGGCTAGTACCGCCCGGACTTAACGCCTTCTCGGACTTCGAAATCCGAGTAACTAAACCATCTAAGTGAGACTTATATGACGAACGTAACGCTATTTAATCCTGCCAATGTTCCCGCCTTCGCTCGTAACAACGAACTGTCTGACACCGCCAAAGCACTAACCGGCGGTATGGGTACGCCGACAAAACGCCTGTCCATCAAGGGCGGTGTGTTTCGTCTGCTCGCCAATGGTAAAGAGATCGGTGCGATTGATGAACGCCACCTTGATGTTGTGATTGTTAAGGCCGCGCCAAAGATCAGCCGTGTCTTTTATATGTCCAAGTACGATGGTGAGAAGGTTGCACCACCGGACTGCTGGTCGAACGATGGTGAGCGCCCAGACTCAGCAGCAGAGAACAAGCAGTCGCTTACCTGCATGGACTGCCCACAGAACCAAGCTGGTTCAGGCAACGGTAACAGCCGTGCATGCCGTTATCAGCAGCGTTTGGCTGTGGTGCTGGCAAATAATCCAGCAGGTGATGTACTGCAAGTGACGCTCCCTGCAACGTCTATCTTCGGTAAGGAAGATGCCGACAAGCGCCCGCTGCAAGCATACGCACGGTACTTGGCGATGCAGAACCCACCGATCAACCCAGAGCAGATCGTCACCCGCATGCGGTTCGATACAACTGCCGAGGCTCCCAAGCTGTTCTTCCAACCGATGCGTTGGTTGACGGACGACGAGTACGAAGTTGTACAGAAGCAAGCGGCAACGACTGAAGCTAACCGTGCTGTGGTCATGACTGTGGCACAAGCGGATGGCGTGACGAAGAGCGCTCCTCTGGCGTTGTCAGGGAAGCCACCTGCTGCTGTGTCGGAAGAAGACACCGCTGCCAAGCCTAAAGCTAAGAAGGCCAAGGCAGAGGTCGTTGAAGACGACGAGTCGGAACCGGAAGTTCGCAAGACGGCAGCGAAGCCGTCAGCCGTGCCTGAGAAGAAGGGCAAGCTGGCAGACATCGTGGCTGACTGGGACGACGAGTAAGTTCACGGGGGAAAGCGGATGCTGGTTTGATGATTAATCGTCGTCAAGGATAGGGCCAGTGCAGCGAGTACCCCACCTTTTAAGGAGAAGCAAATGAAATACCTGTTTGCAATTTGGCTGGCCGTCACTGCACCACTCGTGTATGCCACCTGCACAACGAACAGCTACTGTGGTCCTAACGGTTGTGTGTACTGCACAACCTGCTGTTACGGAACCAACTGCCACACCAACTGCTACTAATCAAGATAGCCCAGCCGGAGGTGGCGCATATAACACCGGCAGCGGGGGCTGTCATCCTTTCAGGTACGTTGGTTCCGGCAGTGACCCCGCACTCTTAAACTTAATTTTTACAAAATGGCCTACTCACACAAAACTATTCACTCGATCATGGCGGCACCCAAAACAGCGGGTAACCAGCTAGGTCGTTGGGCTGTCCATTTAGATTTTCCTGTGACCAAGATTGCGTACGTGTTGGGCGTGACTCGCCAGACGGTATACAACTGGTTCGCAGGCAAGGAAGTCTTTGTGGCGTATCAGCCCCGCGTCGAACTGCTGCTGAAAATTATGCAGCACTCTAAAACAGCCGAAGAAGCATGGAGAAAAATATGTCAGGAATACGGCCTCAAGCCTTGAGCAATAAAGAGTTGTTAAGCGCTGCGTACATCATGTTCGAACCAGACAAGGGGATGCCCGTTGACTTTCAGAAAGAAGTCATTCGTCGCTTGGCAGCGTTCGTTGAAAAATATCCTGTACACCAGACCGATTACAAAAAATCGCCAGACCAAATGCCGTTGTTCGACTAAACATAAAGGACGCCCATGAAACCGCTTGAATTTTTAGCGGCGGTTCTACCACCAGCAGGTGACGGGTATTACTGCTTGGTCGAACTGACAAAAAAGAAAGAGCACCTCTTTGTAAAAAACCTTGAGGACGCGGAACTGGAACTGGAGAAGTGGAACGAACAAAACTATGACACGTACTTCGCGCTAGGCACGTACAAGAACAGCGGTAAACGAGTAGCAACCAACGTCGAGATGGTGAAGTGTATTGCCGTCGACGTTGACTGCAATCACAAGCTGGACTTACCAGACAAAGACGGCATCATCAAACAGAAGGCGTACCCCTCGGCCAAGTTAGGGTTCGAGGCGATCATGCGCTTCTCTGAAGAGGTGGGGCTGTCTGCGTTCGGCGATCCTTGGTTCGTCCATTCGGGCGGCGGGGTACACGCATACTGGCCGCTGGAAGAAGCTGTGCCGGTCAGCGAGTGGAAGCCTGTGGCTGAACAGTTCAAGCGCCTGTGCTTCGAGAAGAAGCTAGGGATCGACGCGACTGTGACGGGCGATGCTTCCCGCATCATGCGTGTGCCGGGGACCATCAACACCGGGGTCAAGAACAACGCTCAAGTGCGCGGTGTCACGCAGGTGCGCTTCATGAACGAGGGCGCGGTGTTCAAGCTACAGGACATCAAGGACGTGGTGCAGGCGCATCTCGTGGGTACGGCGTACGAAGCCAAGCCCATACCACCTGCCAACGTCATCGAGCTGCCCGGTACGCGCCCCACGGCTGCCCCGCTGTCCACCGCAGTCAAGCTATTCGAGAACAGCGTCACCAAGTTTCAGACGCTGGTGGAGAAGACGCAGCAGGGTAAAGGCTGCGGTCAGCTCGCATACTACTGCGAACACGCTGCCGAGGACGGTATGGAACCGCTGTGGCGGGGGCTGCTGTCGATTGCTCAGAAGTGCGAGGAGGCTGACGAGGCGGTGGTATGGCTGTCGCAGATGCACCCGTACGATGAGGAGCGCATGCACACCAAGCTGCGCGAGATCAAAGGCCCCTACCCCTGCACCAAGTTCGATAGCGAGAACCCCGGCATCTGCACTAGCTGCCAGCACTGGGGCAAGATCACCAACCCACTCATACTGGGGCGCGAGTACGCGGTCGAAACAGTGGAGAAGACCGTCGAGGTCAAGCAGGAGAAGGTGCTGCGCCCAGAGCCGCCTCGTGGGTACGCCTACGGCACGCAGGGCGGGGTGTTTGCCGAGCGTGAGGACGAGGATGCAGACGGTAAGAAACTCAAGCGCCAGATACTGCTGACACCCTACGACCTGTTCCCGGTGGACATCTTGAACGTCAACGGCGAGCACACGGTACACATGATGGCGCTGCGCCCCACAGGACCACAGACGGTGAAGCTGCCGCAGAAGGCGGTGGTCAGCAAAGATGAGACGGTCAAGCACCTAGCCAACCAGAACATCTTGGCGGCGTTTGGCGTGGGTAATGACAAGAACCTGTTTGAGTACGTCCGGGCTTCGGTGGAGAAGATGAGCGCAGAGAAAGCACCTATCGCTGTGCCGAGCAGCTTCGGCTGGCAGGAGGACGATACGTTCGTCTTTGCGGGGAAGATTTACAGCCGCAAGGGGGCAGTCGCCGTGCCGATGGAAGGGTTAGAGAACCTAGTCATGCACACGCAGCCCAGAGGCAACATCGAGAACTGGCGGGCGTTCATCAATCTGCTGATTAAAAAGCGGATGTACAAGATACTGGCAATCATTCTGGCGGGGGCTGCTGCTCCGCTCATGCGCTTCACCGGCATCTATGGGCTGACGTACCACTGCGGGTCAACTGAGTCGGGCACGGGTAAATCGCTGGCGTTGGAAGGCGCGGCATCCATCTGGGGGCACCCTGTGCATTACCGCACCGGCAAGAACACATCCCCTATCGCCATGCAACAGCGGCTTGGCCTACTCAAAAGCCTGCCGCTGATTACCGATGAGATCACCAGCAAGAACCGCGAGAACTTCGAGTGGTTCGCCTCCTTCCTGCTGGACATGACTGAGGGCAAAGGCAAGGAGCGCATGGAAGCTGGCGCGAACAAGGAGCGTCTGAACCTGTCGGTCTGGATGGCGATTGCCATCATGTCGTCTAACACCCACGTCGTGGACTTCTTCGGCGGGGATCGCAAGCACGCTGCGGAAGGCGAACTGCGCCGCGTCCTTGAGTTTGTCATGAGCGACGTGCTGCACTGGCAGGGCGACGAGGTGGAGATCATCAAGCTGCTGCCTGCCAACTACGGGATCGCCGGGGAGATGATGATTCAGTTCATGGTCAACAACCTCGACGAACTGAAAGAGACAACGCCGCAGATCGTCAAGCGCATGTACAAGGAGTTTGGCGCAACCAACGACGAGCGTTTCTGGATGGCAGGCATCGGAGCACAGGTGGCTGCTGCGTTGGTCATGGGCAACAAGAAGGCAGGCATCGTTGACTTCCCGCTAGAACCCATCATGCAGGAGCTGTCACACGCCGTGAACTACATGCGGGGCAATATCCGCAGCACCAGCCGCACCGCCGAGGACGTGCTGAACGCCTTCACCCGCGAGTACTACGGCAACTTCATAATCATCAAGCACGACACGGGGTCGGTACTGGCGGCGCTTGGCAACGGAGATGCTATCGACGCATCCACCGCACGGTCAAACGTCATGGGGCGTGTGGAGCATGGCGCTACACCCGGACACGTGGACTACTTTATTGAAGAGCGGTTGCTGAAGTCGTACTGCTCATCGATGAGTTTCGGCTTTGCCGACTTCAAACGCCAGCTTGAGAAGGTCTTCACCGTGACGTACATGGCGCGTAAGGACTTGATGGCTAAAACCAAAGGCCCACAAATGCGCGTGTCCGTCGTCAAAATCTCAAGGCGCATAGACGATGACGAGTTTACGCATCAACTACCCTTGGTCGCGGCTTGA